GAGCGTCTCAGCGATAAACCGCTCGTTCTTTCCGCGCTCCGCAAGTTCGGTGCGCTTGTCCGTGGCCAGCACGTCCAGCATCCGCGCCTTGAAGTCCGCGTCGGACAGCTTCTCTTCGGACGCCAGCACCATGGCTGCCGCGCGTACGCGCCCGTCGGCTTCGACTTGCGCCTCGAGTTCGCGCGCCTTACCGCGCGCCGCCTCCACCTGCGCCGCGCTCTCCGCGCGAATCTGAGCGACCTGAATCGACGGGTCGACTGGGGGCGGCTCTTTCGACTTCGCTTCCCACTCGGCATCCGTGTACTGGATGCGCTTCGGGTCGAAGCGAACCGACTTGCTGAACTCCTCGAACCACTTCGCCGGATTGATGCGGAACTCCGGGTCTTTCACGTAGGCCGCCATGCCGGCGATCCACTGGTTCTGCAACTCGCGCTCGACCAGCGCCGAGCTGCCGCGCGCGTCCGGCGTGTAGTCGCCGATCTCGTCGTCCTCGCCGTACTCCTTGATCCAGTCGGAGTACCGGCCGATGTGCGGCTCGGTGATGTAGTCATCGAACGCCTTCGCGATCGAACGCAGGAACACGTTGGCGTTGTTGCTCAGTATCTGCGCCGTGCCCAGCGTCGTGATGGACTGCTCGCCTTGCTGCCCCTGCAGTAGCGCCGGCAGTCCGGTGACGTCCTCCATCATCTTCAGCGCGAAGTTGATGATTATCATCAGCTCGGTCACGCGCGACGGGATCTCCACCGCCTCAATGGCGTGCTCCGCCGTCTTCGTCACTGCCAGTGCGTCGTCGACGAGAAATATCTTGCGACCGTTCAGGGTCCACTTGCCGTCCTGCGGCGTCAGTCCGGCCGTCCGCAGCAGCAGGATGATGCCCGCCGACAGCGCTGCATTGTCGAGCATGTTGCGCACCGCGGCCGTCAACATCCGCTGCGGCGTGCGGCCTTTGCGCGGCACGCCGATACCCCAACAGATGCCTTCGCGCGGGCTCCACGGCAGCAAGTCGTAAGGGAACTGGCCCTTCGACAGCGGGTTCACCGCGATGCGGACCAGCCGGTCATTGATGAACTGGCCCAGGATCGGCACCATGATCGCGGTGCCTGGCGGGCACTCGCAGCCCACCGCGATCAGGTCTTCGGCCTTCATGAAGCCTTGGACGTACCACGTTTCGAATTGCTTGCCTACCTGCACCGCGCCGTCGCGGCTGATCTCTAGCGGGCCGCCCTCGTAGATCGGCATCGCCGGACCTTCGGCCAGCACCTTCTCAATCTGATGCTCGAAGTACCCTTTCTGACCTCGCAGCGCCGCGACCACGGGCTCACCCAGCCGATCGCGCTCCCACGTGTAGCTGCCGTTGTGAATGCTCCTGCCGCACGCCGGATCGGGGAAGAAGTCCCAAACCGAGATCATGCGCGACTTGGGGCACAGGTACGGACCCTTGGCCAGCGTGGGCGTGCCGTCCGGGCCGTTGATCTGGTTGCCGTGCTCGTCCGTCGCCCACGACATCTTCTCGCCGGTGGACGCGAAAGGCCCCTTGATGACGCCGGTGCCGAGCCGCGCGGCAGACTTGATGACTTCCCGCATCTCCCGTTGGAAGTTGCAATCCGTCAGCCAGTCATCGATCCTACGCTGCGCATTCTCGGCCTTGCGCTTGGCATCCTCCTTCATCCTGTCGAATGCCTTCGCGATCGGCGTCTTGTCCCCCGGCGCGTCGGCCGCGAGCGAAGAGTCGGTCGGTGTTTCGCCCGGCAAGTCGGGGATGGGGCTGGATTCAAGAGACCAGTTGCGGTCGTCCGAAGGCAGCAGCATGTCGGCCACCTTGGCCCCTGCGGCGTCGGTGTAGGGCGCGGTGATGTTCGGGAGCAGCGTGCAGCGCGACTCCTCGTCGTCAGACTTTTTGACGACGGCCGTGCCGCCCGCGGCGGGCTTGCGCGCGCGGTGGCGCGCCTCCTCCCCGCGGTTCGCATCGTCGATGCCGTCGTAGGCGTCCTGATCTTCCAGCCACTCGTCTTCCACGCCCAGCGCCTTGCGGCCGGAGATAGCTTCCGAGCGCTGCATCAGCAGCGTGGTGGCGATGGTCTGCAGTACCGTATCTAGCGTCTCCTGTTTCGCGAGACGCGCGGCTTCGAGTTCGGCCTCCACCGCCTCGCGCTCTTCATCTGTGAGCGCCGCCAGCATGACGCCTTGCGATGCCTGAACGAAGGCAGCCTCCTCCTCGCCGGGAGCACCGCCGATGGCGGAGTCGCTGTCGAGGATTGTCTGTTCAGGGGTCATCGGTTCCTTCAACTTAGTAACCGGCACCGCGGTCGTGGGGCGTCCACCCCGGGCCTTTGGGTATCTTCGATTCCTCGATCGGCGGGCTGGCGAACGTCAGGAACAGCGCATCTGCGCGGTCCGGCGACTTAAAGCCGTCAGCTACCATATCTTCTTTCGACTGGATCAGACGCAACCCGCTGCGAAAACTGTACTTGATCCCGCACAGTTGCGTCTTCAATTCTGGATCGCGCGGCAAGTGCACCGGGCCATCTTCCATCCACGCCTTGCAATCTGCGGTCAACTTCGCGCGCAGGTTGAAATTCAAGCCATCCTGCACCCGCTTGGCGACGTTCACGCCCACAACTTTCTTCGGCCACCAGCGGCGCAGCGTGTCGGTCACCCCGCCACCCACACCGATGTCGTCGATGCAGATCGCGCCGTAGGCCTCGATCCCGCCGTTGGCCATGACGTGCGCGCGGATCTCGCCGCACAGGTCTTGCGTGTCGAGGCCTTTGAATGGCGCCTGCCTGACCAGCGCGCGGTGCTTGCGATCGCAGAGCACCGACTCGGCACTGCCGAAACGTGCCACGTCAACGCCGAGGAACCGCGGCCCCTCCATCGACACGGCCGTCTTCAGCGTGCCCTGCGCGCCATCGACCAGCGCGCCGGGGAACATGACGTTGTCCACCGACGCTTCATAATTGATGTCTACTTCTTGCGCCACCACGATCGTATCGAGCGTGGCCTTTTGCTTCGCGTACCACTCCTCGCCCTTGCGGGGATCATCCCGCCACGAGAAGGTGAACACCGGCACCTTGCCGCCGGTGCGCTTGCGGTGGAACACGTTGCCCGCGCCGTTCGGCGTGCTGATGTCGATCTGGCAGTTCGTCGTCTGCGACAGCGCGGCGTCCACTGTTTCTGCGTGCTCAACGAACGCCGCTTCGTCGACGATGTAGAGGCTCGCGCGGCCGCCGCGACCGATGTTGTCGCCGGCCTCACCGATGATGCTCGACCCGTTCTCAGGGCTCAGCACCTTCATCGATGGTGCGTGCGTCTTCTCGACGTATCCGAGAGGGCGCAGTTCGCGCGGTAGCAGCGCAATGAACTTGCGCACCTTCCAGAACAGCGAGTTCGGGTTGCCGGGGTCGTCTACGTAGACTTCCTTGCGGCTGCCAAAACCGATCGCGGACCCGTCGCGGTACAGCCACATCCACACCGCGAACCCGACGGCCAGCCAGCTCATCCCGCTGTCGCGCGACTTCTCAGCCAGTCCGTTTTCGCTGTTACTCCACCGCGCGTACAGCCACTCGATGAATTCTTCCTGCCGCTTGAACAGGATGAACGGCGTCGTGGTCGGCAGGTTGCGTTCGGTGTTGCGGGGATCGTAGGTCGAGCCCCAATCATTGATGAACGCTATGCAGTCTTCCGCGTAGAACTTCTTCAGCGGCTCCCACAGCTCCGGGTGTGCGCGCAAGTAAGTTAGTCGGGCGAGGCGGTCCCGGAATACGCGCTCGTAGTCCGGATTCTTGTGATCGAACCACGAGTAGTCGATCGTCTTTACGCTATCAAACTGCGGGGGGTCGATAGCCCTTACACTATCAACCGACGTCTGCGCCACTCACGCACCGCCCGTTTCGCGCACCATCTGCGCGTACGCCTCGGCCGGCGTCATCTGCACCATCTGGACCGGCTTCTCGCCGCCCTCGTGCACGACCGTCGTCTTCTCCGCCCAGTCTTCCGCGGCGGCCTTCTGCAGGGCCTTCAGGTGGTAGCTGACCTGCGCCGGCATCTGCTCCATCGGCACCCGCTTTTCAATGAACAGCGTGCGTGCAGCGTTCGCCGCAGCAATCGCTTCCGCGAATTCCGGGTACTGTTTTGCCCACTGCATGACGGTCCATCGCGAAACCCGCATAGAGCCGGCGAATGCGGTGATCGACATGCCGGTGGTCTCGGCAAAGTTAACCACCGCATCACAAAGCGCTGGGTCGTAAGCGGTTGGTTTTGTACTGCCTGGCCCGCGCGCGCCCCACTCTTTGAGGACTCGGCTGACCTTCGCCTTCATTTCCGCGGTCCCTACTTTCTTGGGTTTCGGGGGTTTGTCAGCCATGTGTTGCATGCGCGCGGCCGCAGCCTTCGCACATCCTCGGTAGTAGGTACAGCGGGAAGGGCTTTGCGGCCCCCGCCAGCTGCGGGATGGTGGTCGCCCCGGTCTCGGCGGCGTACAGCCTCAGAAGCTGCTCCGCGCGGCCAGCGCGCGGTTGGTACGCTGCCGTCTTGTAGCACGACAGCACGCTCTCGTTCGCGCGGACCGCCTCAGCGATCCGCGACATCGGCCACCACACGCCCTTCAGTTGGTGAAAAATCTTGTTCCAGTCGACGCTCCGGTACGCACTCGCGGGCCGTGTCATCGATGTGCTACCCCTTGACCGTCGGGTTGTGCTCGGGGAACAACCGCATCGCAGCGCTGGCACCATCCGCCACGGCCAGTGCGCTCAGCGCGAGCGCCATCGGCCCGTGCACCCACAGGGCGGCCGCAGTGGACCAGCCCATCGAGAGCGCCAGCACCACGTAGGCCCCCGTCCGGATGATCCGGCAGGTATCTTGCAACTTCGATTCAATTATTGTCTTGTCGCGCAGCACGGCGAATTGCAGCAGCGCCGCGACAAGACAGATGACCACAACCAGCGCGCTCATGGCTTCGGACCCCCACCCTTCAGCGCGTCCCACACCCGGGTGGCTGCACCCAGCGGATCGGCGCCAAACATCTTCATTACCGCTGCGA